TTGCCGACTGGGACGCGGTCTTCGAAAACTCTCGCTCTCGATCGGTGAAGGACCTCGCCTGGGTCGGCATGCCGAATAAGCATGATGGCGAAGGATTCTCCCTTGTCATGGCTCACCCGCGCGCTGCCGAAATCTTCGCAGCGTGGGTCCTGCTCGTCCAAGTCGCGAGCAAGTGCAAGGAGCGCGGCGCGTTGGTGAAGGACAACGGCGTTCCACACACAGCTCAGTCCCTCGCGATCAAGACACGGTCGAAAGCCGAATGGTTCGAGATCGCCTTCGAATTCCTGGCGCAGGCGCATATCGGGTGGCTGACGGTTATTGAAGAGTCCGTGCAGGAAGACGTCACCCAACCGTCGCCAGAGTATCAGGCAGTTAACGCCGTGCCATCACCCATCCATCAGGAGCCCGACGATCAACTATCATCTAGCCGTCACCCGGGTGATACCCTGCCGTCACCCGCCTGTCACCCGCCTGACGGCGAGGTATCAGCGGGCCGACATGAGGGTGATACTGTCCTGTCGCCAGGGTATCAGGAGCCTGTCACTACAAGGAAGGAAGGAAAGGAGGGGATAGAAGGGGAGGAAAACACGACTTCGCTACGCTCAGTCGGTGACGGGGACCCGCCACCGCAGCGGGCGAGGTCCGAACCGTTCGACTCGGTCAAGGACGTGCTCGTTTCGATCGCTTCGCACCTCGACCTCCCAGAGCCAAACGACTCGGAGGTTCGGCAGCACCTCCGCAAGGATTCGCCGCTGCGCAACCTCGTCGAGAAGCTGGGCGTGGATGAGGTGGCCAAGCTCTACTGCTGGGTCGCTCGTCACATCCCGAAGGGGCTCAGTTGGCCTCAAATCTGGAGCAATCACGCCTCGCTGGTTTCGCAGATGCGCTCCGGGGTTGACCCTGTTCCGAGGTCCGGTTCTGGCAGTCTGCGATCGCACCTTGATCGGATCAATGCCGAGGAGGCGGAAATTGCCTGACATCGAGCGAGCGTCTCGTTCGGAAATCTGGATCAAGGCTTGGCTCTTGGTCCTGGCCAAGACTTTGCGGGGTAAGTCGCTGGCGGATGTCGATTCCGAACTCTGCAGGTCTTGGACCATCGCCTTCCGTGATCGGAACATCACGCAGGCCGAAGGTGAAGCCGCGTTTCGCAAAGCGCAGTCTCGGCTGGTCTTCTTCCCAACCCCTGCCGAGGTGATCGCGTTCGTGGATTCGAAGCAAAGCCCTCTCGTCATTCCAAGCCCAATCGGCTACGTTTTCAGGAAGGGTTACGCGTTGCCCATTTGGCATGCGGAGGACCTTGCGGAAGGCGAAACGATGTTCGCGACCGAGCTCGAATTGTTCAAGTCTCGCCGGCAACCAACCGGTGAGGCTCCGTCCATGGATGACATCGCAGACAAGAAGCGAATGGCGTGATGACCGACGAAGAACTCGCGATTCGGTGCCAGGCAGGGGACAAGGCGGCGGAAGCTGAGCTGACCTCTCGTTACTGGGACATTGCGAGGTTCGAGGCGAAAGAGTTCAGGGTCGGCGGCACCGACATCGAAGACCGTCATGCCATCGCCCTCGGCGCGTGTATCGCCGCCTTCCGGTCTTGGGAACCTGGCAAGGGTACGAAGGTCCGGAGCTACACAAAACGATGTATCCGGCGAAAGCTCATCGACCTGTGGCGAAGCGTATCGAGGCCGAAGCGGTCGGGGGAACGAGACGCGCTTTCGATCGACAGTGAAGGAGACAGCGGGCTTTCGATCGCCGACAGCACACCATGCGAGGAAGACGTCGAATCTCGGATCGTCGCCGGCAGTGACGCGCGGCTCACATTCGATCGCTACCGATCAGCTCAGATCGAGCGTGTCAAGCGGATCATGGCGAACGATCTGACGGTAGACCCGAACCTCCTTGCGCTGCGTGACGCGATGATCCACTACGTCAAGCTGCAGCGACGTCAAAAGGTGCTGACTGCTCCGGAGTCGCGGTGGATGATCAAGTCTCTCGGACGACGTTCCGGCCAAGGAATCCTGTACCCGCCCGACGAGATTCGGATGGATGGGAAGCTCTGGCAAAGAGTCGGCACCGTGATTGCCGAGTACTTGTCGCTTGAGGTGCTCGTCTGTGATGACCTGGCCTCTGGATGTTCAGCTCATGAGGTGCGCGCTCGACACGACGTAGATGCGACGATGGTGCGACTGATCATCGACATCATGCGCGCGTCAATGGCCGAAGCAGCGTAAGCGGCAGGCAATGATGCCAAAGAACCGCCCTGCCTGGGCTCCGACGAAAGTGCGCGAAATCCTCGCCGAGCACGGAGTCACCGAAGTACCTGCGATCCTGGCCGTCCGAGGCTACTTTCAGGATTCGCTCGGGAAAGTTGGCGTAAACGACCGCGGGATTTACGATGACGCGATATTCTTCGCGGCCAACGGCTTCGTGAAGTCCTTCAATGCCAATACCGATCCGAGTGTGCATCGCAAAGGGGTTGCCCGCTTGGTCAACGGCATCTGGCGATTTGAGAAGGGCCTCCACGGGATCAGCCGGCCAAAACCGTACGTGCCGTATCCAGCGTTGCGCCAGGGCGAGAAGTTCACGGTTCATCGAGACGGCACGGGTAACGACTCGGGATTCTTCGGAATCAACATCCACCGCGGCGGAAAGACGACAACGTCCTCTCTTGGATGTCTGACTATTCCTCCCGATCAGTGGCCGGGGTTCGTGAAGTTGGCCTACGACGAACTCGCGAAGGCAAAGAAAACCTCTCTCCGCTTGGTCCTGATCGAGGGACAGGGTTAATGGAGGCGCTGCTGCCGGCGATCATCACAATGGGATTGCTCCAATTCATCGGCGCTGTCGGTTGGGCGATTCGCATTCAGCAGCGGATGGCCGCGATTGAGCAGAATCACCTCGCCATGGAGAAGGCACAGGCGGCCAACGCCCGGGAGCTCCACGAAATCAAGGACGCGACTCGGCGTATCGAGATAGTGATAGCTGAGAATCATGCACGAACCGACGAGCAAATCAAGTCACTTTTTGAGCGAACGAAAAAGCCGTAAAGGGGCCGGAATGCTAGCTCGATACAAACTATCCGTTGCCCTGGTTAAGCAGATCGTGGGCGCAATGATCGCCGTTGTTTCCTATCTGATCATCAAGAATGCTGACCCGGAATTGGCGGCGGCAATCATCCCGATCGTCGGTCCGATTCTGACTGTGATCGCCACCATCGTCTTTGGCGTTGACGTTGCGGGTCTGGCCATGCAGAACGCCGAAGAGAAAAACAAGGAGTGACGACCCGACGTAAGCAGATTACATTGAGGTACGGGGCTCTTTCGCTCATTCGCGGAGGGGCCTCAATGTTTTAGCGGACTCTCATAGAACAGACAAACATGCATGTCAAGCCCACATCAATGGCTAAGGCGTGAACATTACCTGCAGCATCTGGTCGATTCGGGCGGAAACGTGACCGCAGTCGTACCTCTCAACCATCGCAGAAGTGAAATCAGAGCTAGACGTACGGGGCCAGTGGTATGAAACCAAAACCTCTTCTGATTGCCCTCGTCGTGGGCATCTTCCTCTCTTTGATGCCTGCCTATTCGATGGCGCAGCCTACTGGCCTTGATTACAAGGTGACTTTGAGTGGCAAATCCTACGCGACCGTGAGCTATGGGCTCGGTGAGCAGCCAGCTTGGCGGGATACGACCTTTAACTATGGATTCATCGGCGGGGTTGAGCAGGGAAGCGGCACTCCGATCGGTGGAATCGGTGGCTGGCTCACCTGGCGTGATCCGAAAACTCCCCTCTTTGCCACTGCCGGACTGTATGTGATTGCTCCCCAGAAGGATCGACCAGACCTCTCTATTGGATTCTCGATCGGCCTTCGCCTCTGAGTACGTGGCCAAGAAACCTCACAACCCTACGGATCCGCGAGCGAAATGTAAGTCTTGCGGGTCCGCAGATGTTCGAATCACCGGCACGCCACCCGATGTGTGCCATGTTGTGTGCTCGAAATGTAAAGAAAAGCGACAAGTATGCGGCGCAAACTTAATCAAACGAGACGGACGGTGCCTGAGGCCCGCGCAGTCAAACGGACGTTGCCGCAACCATGGAGGGGAGCAGCCCAAGGGCGCAGATTCCCCGAATTTCCGCCACGGTCGGCGCAGTCGGTACATGCCCAAGGACCTCGCCGAGAAAGCAGGCTCAGCATTGTCCGATCCGAACCTGATCAGCTTGGACGAGGATATCGCCACGATGGAGGCACTCATCCTGACAGAGCTCGAGCAACTGAGCCAGGGCACTCCGATGATCCTCTTCGAGCAACTCACCGAGGAGTTCAGCAGATTGCGAGATACCGAGAAGGCAAAGCAGATTGCTGTAGTTTCCGAGGACAGACTTGTACGAATTGGCGAAATCCTCGAAGCTGGACTGTCGTTCGATTCGCGTCGCGATACGATCGTGAAACTGCAGGAAAGCAAGGCAAAGATCACCCGAGTCGAGCTCCAGAGACGCCACTACCTGCAGAACCATGTCGATGCAGTCGCCCTTCGCGTGATGTTTCAGGCCGTGCTGGCAGACATTCGGGAGTGTGTGAGAGATCCTGATGATCGGCGGCGACTCGGCGAGAGACTTGTTAACCGCGCAGCTCTCGGAGCTCGGATCAGCCCTGCTGGATGAGGATCCAGAGCTCGCGCCAATTCTCGTCCGACCTGACGAGTCTCTCCTAGATTTCGTACGGCGGGTTAAACCGCAGATCAAGCTCTACAGACACACAAGGGCGATCATCAAGCAACTGCAACGAGTAGCCGACGGGCAACTCAAGAGGCTGATGATTTGGATGCCGCCGCGCCTCGGTAAATCGGAGATCGTCACCAGGCTCTTTCCGGCGTACCTGCTCGCTCGATACCCTCGCATGGATGTCGGCATCTGCTCCTACGGGTCCGATCTGGCCACCGAGCTTTCAAAAGATGCTCGCGACCTGTATGAGGATGCTGGCGGCAAGATTGACAAATCCATGCGAGCCAAACGGCGATGGATGTCACTGGTCGGTGGCTCAGTTTGGGCTGCGGGTGTCGCCGGTACGATTCGTGGTCGTGGCTATCACGTTGGCATTGTCGATGATCCACACAAAGGTTTGGAGGACATCGACTCGGATGCGATGCGGCAGAAGGTGGAAAGATGGTGGCCAAACGTTTGGCTCAACCGCCAGCACATGTTCGCGACTGGGATGCCTCAGGCAATCGTCGTTGTTATGCAACGACTGGCCACGAACGATCTCTGCGGATTTCTCCTCGACCAGCCAGATGCCGCGTCTTGGACCGTGCTGGCTCTCGACCTCGAGCGGGATCTCGATCCCTACGACGTGCCCGAAGGCGTTACGATCATCGAGGACTGGAGAACGACCGAAGGCGAGCTGCTGTGTCCCGACCTGATCAGCGAAGAGCGGCTCAAAGAGATTCACGCTAGCCCGGACGAACGAGACGCTCAGTATCAGCAACGGCCGAACGCGCGGTCGGGTCAGATTCTCCCTCGGTCGCACTTCCGCCGAATCGGCATTGAGTACGTGCCTCAACTCATGCGCAAGGTTATGGCGGTTGACCTTGCTGTAAGCAAAAAGCAGAGTGCGGACTTCACGGTCGGAATGGCGGGCGGCATCGGTTCAACCGGCATGATCTACCTGTTCAACCCATACCGCGAACGTGTCGAATCGCCTGATGCTCTTGATGGAATCGCCCTGTATTGTCGGCGTCACCGCGCTCAGCAGGTCGGCGTCGAGGCAGTCGCCTATCAGCTCTCATTCGTTCAGCACCTCCGGCGCCGTCCCGACATGATGGCCGTCCCGGTACTTGCGATCGAGGTGGATAAGGACAAGGTTGCCCGTGCTCGGGGTTGGTCGCCGCTGGGAGCGGCAGGATTGATCACTCTGGTCGACGACGGATCAGGCTGGATTGAGACGTTCCTC